ATCTGCATCTTTTATCTCATCTTCTATCATCATCCTATACATTGCGCCAATATCCATATTTAATAAGTTACCTTGAATTACTGGAATGTTATATAGCTTGCAGATCCTTTGAAGTATTACTATGTTCTTAAAAACATCTCCGTACAAGTGTAACATAAATTCTTTACTGAGAGTTTTATTTTTCCATCCACAATCTAAGAATATTTTGTTAAGTGGCTGGTGTGCATCTTCCCATTCATTAGCTTTTCTCCATTGGAAAGCATGTGGCTTCTCAACCCCATCTTCAAATTTTCCACCAAGCAATCTACCTATAGCAGTAAAATCAGCCAACATATTAACTCCAGCACCATGAAAATACAATTCCCTCCAAGTTTCACTCCACCCAACCATCACTACTTCTATATCTTCAGGGTGACTCACGATATGCGGCATCAGGCTATCAACAATATATTTGTATCCCATACCGTTTCTTCCTAGATTAATAGCTTCTAGACCTAGTTTGTCCGCAACTATCTCTGGCCACTTAGGCCAACTGCAATCCATTTCCGGATGTGGTCCGGAAACATAATTAGGATTTGTATAACTACACCCACTAGCTAAAAGATATTTACGCCGTGACATGTTTATGAAACCATTCTGCTATAATATTGTGTCCAGTGTCGTTTGGGTGTCCATCAACATCACTGATACGATGAATCTTATCTTCTCTGCGCATACCAACTCTAAGTACATCTTCCATTGCGGTACCTCCGAGTTGACATACAAACGGATACCCTAAAAAATCTTGTTTATAAGGATTTTTTTCTATGTACTTAAAGACTTCATGATTAACTATATGGTTCATAATCATTTCACTTTTTTCTGCTCCTATAGTCTCAACTTTAAGTGGATCAAGTATCTGTATGGCGTGAAATTTTATTTGTCTCAGAGCACAAAATTCTGAAAGCATTCTTATGTGCCTTAATGTATTATCTATAACGCACTTAAGAAAGTACTCATCTGGTTCTTCTATCTCAGTAAAATATTTTAATACTTTTTTTCCGTATCTCTTTTCAAAAGTATGTAATCCAGGAAATCTTCCGTCACCCATAGTTTGAGCAGTATAGAAGGCTATACTCGTGTCTATATGTTTTGTCTGAAGATCTATCCTGTACCAGTCAGAAATACCTAACACAACCCTGTCAACTTTCTTACCCATTATCTGATCAAAAATTTTTTTTACAGATCCCGGAACAGAGTTGCCATTATAACCAGTGTGAATTAGCTTTTGATGTTCAGAAAAGTTAAGTTTTTCTACCCATGAGTTCCATAATATTTTTTGAGATTCTTTGGAAATATTTTTGCGAGCTAGAAAAATCTTTCTAGGAGTACTCCAACTACAGCCTCCGGTAACAATCACTTCCATTTAAAAAACCTTAACCTTATATTTCTTTTCAAACTCTTTCGCGTCATCCCAATTATCAACCATTGGTTGTCCTTTTATATTTAGGCTTGTATTAAGTAACATAGGACACTTCGTTTGTTCATACCATTCTTCAAGTATTGGCCGTATGACAGACCCACAATCTTTTTTTACTACCTGAACTCTCGCAGTTCCGTCTACATGAGTTACAGAATCATGGTCATGTTTTGCTTTTGCTACAAACTGCATATATTCATTCATTGGTCCTTCAAAGTATTCGTCAGCAAATTCTTCCAAGATCGCAGGCGCAAAGGGTCGAAATTCCTGTCGTTGCTTAATTTTATTGACTGTGTCCTTAATGTCTCTTCTAGGGTCTGCAAGCAAACTTCTATTACCAAGAGCACGAGGCCCAAACTCAGCACAACCATGTGCAACACCGCAATAATTATAGTTGCGCAAGTAATTAACGATCTCTTTAACATTTATTTCTCTTTTGATATTAGTACCTAAGTATGGATCGATCCAATTTAATTTTTTGCCATAAGCTAGCGCTGCCGCACCAAGTGACGATCCACAATCACCTGGATTCGGCATTATCCATATATGTTTTCCTAGTTCTGCGACTTTAGTGTTTGCTACACAGTTTAAAGCAACACCACCCATCATTATTAGATTCTTGTGTTTACAATATTTTTTTACTAAGTTAATTATCCTGTCTTCTACTACAGCCTGAGCAGATGCTGCTAGGTCTTCTTTCTTGTAAATAGGTAAATTAAACTTGTCTATACCTTTATGACAGTTATGAAATTCCATAATGTTTTTCATATCTTTTACATAATTAGGTTCACCATAAGCAGCCATTCCCATTGTAATGTATTCATCTTCATTTGGCTTTAAACCTACAACTTGTGTGATAGCAGAATAAAATAATCCTATGGAGTAAGGGTACTTATAACTCCGTATCTTTTTCATCTTAGGTTTATCATTTTTCATCCATGCTTTCCAAATAGAAATAGTATCCCATTCTCCTATAGAATCAATAACAAGTATATTACACTCGTCAAAACTAGATGTGTAAAATCCGGCAGCAGCATGTGTCTGGTGATGATAAAAGGAAACATCATATTTGTGTCTATTAGGTTTCCATCCTTGTCCAGCGTATAATTGGCGTGTTCTTTTTAACCATGGCTTTTCGAAAAAAGCAATTTTATCGGCTTTTATATCCTTTTGCTTCTGGTGTAGCCATCTATCGTTTTTAATTCGCGAATATCTTTCTGCATGTGTGGCTGAAATAATTTGTCCATTTTGTATTAAACATGCTCCAGCGTCGTGAAATCCTTCACTTAAGCCTAATATCTTCATACAACTTCTCCGTGAAATGGTTTAGCAAACTCTTTAGTAGGTTTATATAATTTTTCCATATTACCATACTCATCATAGAAAGAAAATGAATCTTCTCCTTCGTCATATCGCGTAGACTTAACCCAAGCAAATCCTTCAGCGCCGTGTTCTAGCGCTAGATTTTCTATTTTCTGTAAGTAGTCTTGATTGTGTCTATGAATTACTGTGAAGCTTTTAGTGGCTCCGCCACCATTAGTAAATGCTTGCATATTTTCAAGTAATTTTTTAAGAGACGTTTTTCTTCTATATTTAGCGTGCATTTCTTGTGTGATACCTTCAAGCGCAAACCATACAGAAACACTTTTTCCTAATTTACCTAGATCGTACCACCACTCTTTACTTCTTATAGAACCATTGCTGAAAATAATTACCTCTGAATTATTATTGTTATCTAGTATATATTTAGTCATTTTAACTAAGTCTTTATTCATAGCAGGATCTCCAAAAGTTCCACAGAACTCCCACCTTCTAGTTCTCTCAATCATTTCTTTATTGTATACTGATTTGAACTCATCTATAGACCACTGTATGAGAGGAAGCCAGTTAACCTTTCCTAATCCAGGTTTTAGTCTCTCTGTTCTATGACACGCAGGACATGCTGCATTACAAAAGGTTGATATGTCTAGCCATATGTCTAGTATACCTTTTTCATATACTTCTTTGTATGATGTCATATTTCAACTTTTACAACCTTATATTTAAATTTTTCTTTTTTATAAATTTTAAGTCGTTCTTCTGCGTGAAGAAGTGTATAGTTCTTCTTTGATTTGTGCTGAAGATTATCAGCTACATCATATAGTTTGGTAGTTTTATCATCTTCTGTCTTTCTGAGTCCTCGGCCAATCGATTGTAGTACTCGTATCTGGCTTTTACTAGGCGATGCAAAGATAATGTTGTGCAAATTACGAATATTAATACCAGTACTGAAAGTCCCAAGACTTGCAACAATGATAGCATTTTTCTGTCCTTCTGTTATTTTTCTTATGGCTTCTCTGTCTGATGTTTCTGTAGCACCACTTACAAAGAATATCTTTCTATTTTCTTCTGCCTTATTATTTATTAGATTATATAGTGGCTTTCCGTGTTTTTCTACAAATTGAAAAAGCACGAGCGTATTACCGTCTTGATCAAGTGCTAGATTTCTTATGAACCTATTTCTAGCTTCATGTTGTATAATAAGATCTACCTCATCTTGATATTTTAATCCGGTTGCCATTTTTCTAATATCTGCATCATAATTTAACTGCAACATAAAAATATCTAGATCAGCAAGTGTATTCTTTTCTTGAAGATCTTTAGTAGTAGTTACTTTCATAACCTTTCCAAACAAACCTTCTAGAACTAATTGGTGAGTTTGTGTACCGTCTAATGTACCTGTTGTTCCATATCTATATTCAGCAAGTCTAGATTTATTCATGATATTTGTTAAAGACTTAGATTTAAAACCATGACACTCATCACCAAAAACAATACCAAATTGTTCGAACCATACATAATGAAGCTTATATATTGATTGCCACGTACTAATAAAGATTCTTTCTGATATATTAGTTTTAGGTTTTCCTGAATATATTACATGACACTCGTCTTTAGCATTCCATGAATGATCATTTGATGAGTAGTCTTGAAAGTCACCAAACATTTGCTCAACAAGAGAAGTAGTCGGCACAATAATAAGAACCTTTTCTTCAAATTTTTCTAAGTACCATCTCATTAGAACATATATAATGAGAGATTTACCAGATCCAGTAGGAGAAAGTAGAACTGCTCTTTTTCTTTTTATACTTTCACATATAGAATTAAACTGATAGTCTCTTATTTCTATAGGTTGTCCTCCATTATGAAGATCTAAACTTTTTATAAAGTCCATAACCTCTTTAGGATCTACTTCATTAAAAGACTCTGGAGGACCATAGTCACTATCTTCATATTCTATCTCATATTTTCTTTTCTTAGCAAAATCTTTTACGTATGGAAGTAATCCGCACGGTAGTTCTTTACTTTGTGCATTGAACAAACGCACCTTTCCGTCCCAGACTCTATTTCTGTAGAGAGGCATAAACTTATATCCGGGAACAAAGAATGAAAAGAAGTCACTTAATTCTGCAGCAACTCCGTGATCACAACCTATAGACATATTACTATGGTTGTTTTTCTGTAAAATTATTTTATCCACCTGACTCAAATTGCTTCCATTTTATAATATTACCAATTGTTTGATGACGCCATCTAATAGTGTCTACAATTTCTTGTAGAGTTTCAACGATAGTTTTAAAGTACGCAACTTTTTCTTCACTCTTCTGTATATCTATATCTGAATCATAGTAATAATTCATGTCTGTTTTCATGACCTTCAATCCATCAAAAGGATCAAAAGGCCAGCCTTTTGCCTCTATTTCATCATGACTCATTTTACCATTGTAGTACAGCCATTTACTTTTTAATAAAGTTTTTTGTGCGAGTTGTTCTCTTTTTAGTTGAAGTTTTGCAAGAGATAGTTGTTTTAAATACTTGGCATGCAGCTTAGCAGTATCTACTGAAGATCTTGCAAGATCTAAACTATCTACTTTTCCGTCTTCTTCCCAACTTGTTAAGATTTCTTCTAGATTCATAATATACTCCTATATATCGACATGTGTATTTGAGAACGTAGGTTTCTTACCAATTTCTGGTAATCTTTTCATAAGTTCTTCGATTCCTTCCATATCTTTATAATTTTTCCTATATACTATTATACCATAGTTTAGCAGTTTTGTAAAATCCCAAAGTGCATAATATAGGTATCTAAACGTAATATGTAATATAGATGGATCGGATACTGAGAATATATCCTCAGTAGACACTGAAGCATACCTACAACTACATCTTTTCATGTACGCCCATAACTTTATGTTTACGTCTCTAGTATACTTTTCATTCTTTAGAAGTTTATCTACATCAACCGGAGCATTTTTATTAGTATGATACCAAAAAGATAAGAGTCTATCGTAGCTATTCCTTCTATACAGCAATATAGTACTGTAATGAAAGTAATTTAAACACTCTAGTATCTCTTCGCATAACTCCCATGGAACTTCTTCAGGCATAACTCTCATAACAACTCTATAAGACATTATTGTTCGAATAGCTAATCTAAAACGTTCAATGTCTTTATCCTCTTCATATTGTTTTAAAACATCATAGAAGATTCCTACTTCTTTATCAAACAAATGATTCTGGTCTTCTGAATCTCGATTAATATGATAACCCATATTCTCTATATTTGTATAAACTTCTTCCCATTCACACCCTAGCCTGCAATTAAAGTTTGCAGACTCATTAACTGGTTCTTTTTCTTTTATTGAACCACCTGAAAAGAAGTGCATAAGACTCTTTGAACCAGTTTTTCTATTTCCAAAAATAACTAGTGCTCTATACGATTTTACTTGTGGGGTTAATTCTGCGTGACGACCTCTGATAGGTCCTTTCTCAAGCGGCACATCTCTAATATTCATTATAATCCTACGTTATCTCAAAAAAATCAATCTTAAATGTTACTGGAAAAGTTATAACTTCAGTGTCTCCTACAGTTGCATCAAATGTAATAGCTCCAACACTTGTAGGTACACAATTTATATATTTAATTGTTTTACTTTTATTATTGTGACTGTTAAACGCAACAACTGTTATGTCAGATTCTATAAAAGTATTGGCTGTATAATCACTTCTTTCTTGTGTGAGCGACTGAAGCCACGAATTAAATTCACTATAAGATTTCCACTCTTCATCTAGCAATATATCCATTTGTAACTCATCGAAATTCAAAGTATCACCAGGAATAGATATTGTGGTGAGTCTAGAAACAGGTACTTGCGCACCACTCACAGCTATTCCAGGGTGAATTAATCTCTGAGCATAGTATTGTAGTGAAGCAAATCTTTGTTTATCTATAGTTACTGCAAACTGAGAAGCTTGAAAAAAATTATAATCGTTGTAGTCAATTGTCATTATTTAAACCTCTTCATCTCTTTATATAAGTCTATTTATACATAAAAAAAGGGGTCCCGAAAGACCCCTTGAAGTTGAGTAGTTACTACTCTTCTTATGCGAGGATGTTATCCACTCTGAAGATTCTGTAGTATTGGTTAGATTTAGCAGCAGCTAGACCGTCAGCAGGTGTAGCACCTACGAATGGGTTTGATACCATTCCGTATCGAGTCTTGAAGCCGATTTTTGGTTGGAATGTGGCTTCCGCTACTGCTCGTACCATTGTTAATGGAACGTATGGGCAATAGAAGATACCGGCGTCATATGCATTGGTTCCCTTATAACCAACAGTTACATAGTCGACTGTTGCATATGGGTCAATGTATACTCTTGTTCGACCATTAAGAACACCTGCGAAAGTATTTCCTGTGTCGTCTACATTTAATGCAGTTGACATCGCTGGTGCATAGTCGAGCATTCCTGTTGCAGACAATGCAGATGCTACATCAGATGATGTAATGATAAAGTTACCTCTACCTCTACGTGTCTGTTTTGCGATTGTGTTGGCTTCACGGTCGATTTGTACCATTAGGCCTTTGAATTTTTCAACTGACCATCTACCATCGGCATCTGATGTTAAGTTGAAGATACCGTTGATTGCAGTGTTACCAGTTGCCGCACCAGTTTTAGCTTGGCTGTTGATTGTTCTGATAACTTCTCTGTTGATTTCAGCAAGGATTTCAGCAGAAAGAATATTTGATAATTCCTGCTCAGCATCAAGACCGTGAATCGCTTTTAAGTCTTGTGCAAGTTCCAAGCTGTATTCAGCTTTAAGCGCTCTTGACTTTGCAGTCACGGTCGCTTTTTCAATGGTGAAACCCATTTCGTTAAACGTAGAAGCACTGGCTCCTAAGGCTTCAGCATCAGCTGTTGGCATACCACCTGGATTGTGGTTAGTTACACGATCTGAATCGATTGAGTTCGGATCGTTGGCATTTGAAATACCAGAAAGACCTGATGGTCCATTGGATCCCATTGATGCACTTGAGTCACCAGAGAAAGCAGCATCTGCTTCGTTGAAGAGAGCTTCAGTTGAGGATGTTTGTCCTTTTCCGAAACGCGACTTCATTGCGAAGATCAGACCTGTTGGTCCTGTCATTGGTTGCACACCGCAGACATCGTATGCCATCATGTTTGGCATTGCTCGTCTTACGAGTGAGATTAGAACTGGATCCCATCTGTCGATGGAAGCAGTAGAGTTACTAGGCACAGCCTCATTGATCTGCTGACGCTGTTCTTGAAGTGCAGCTTCCTGGTTTTCTAGAACAACAGCTGTAACAGCTTTTCTATAAGAATCTTTGATTTCACCCGCAGATTCTTCGTTGAGTACTGGGGCCCACTTTTCAGTAAGATTTTTGTAATAATTTGACATTACTTTTGTCCCCTATTAAGATTGGTTTCTGATTGCGGTAAGGTATTTTTCCATGACGGATGATACTTCCACTGCTGTTTCATCGCCTGACTCTTCAGTCACTTCATCTACTTTTTCGGCTGCGGCTTCTACTGCTTCAACAGCTTTTTCCGCATTCTCAGCAAAATAAGTTTCTTTGAGCGTGGCAATTTTTTGTGCAAAAGTTTCTTCATCATTGAAGTCAACACCTTCTGCGAGTTTTTCAAGCTTCTCTTTTTGAGTTTCAGCTAGATCTTTTGAGGCTTCACGGAGAACCATGGTACGCTTCATCTGATTTGCTTCTTCTCTCATGCTGAGAGCTTCTTCGGTTTTTTTGTTAACCTCATCTTCAAGTGTTTCCACTTGATCAACGAGATCGTCGACTAGGTCAACTTTGGATTCTGGAACCTGAATATAAGACTCTTTGAACAACTCTTTCAAGTTATTCATAAATGTCTCAGCAATTTCAGTTCTTAGACCTTTCTCAACGGCCAGTCTATTTTCTTCCATCCAAGTTTCAACTACGTAGTTCAAGTAGCTATCGATTTTGTCTACTAGACCATCTCTGGCTTCGTTAAGACCTTCTTCGATTTCTGTCTTGTACTGCTCTTCCAAGCCTTCCACACGCTCTGCAAGTTCAGCTTCAATTTCAGCTTCTTTTGCTTTCACTGCTTCGTTGACTTTGGAGTTTACAGCAGCTTCAAAGATTACTGCAGCTTTTTCCTTGAATCCTTCAGTAAGACCATCTTCGTTCTGAATAAGAACGTTTAGATCTTCGTCGTGATTCGAGGTAATTACTTCAGCATCCTCATCCACTTCTACACTTTCGCCATACATACCTTGGTATAATTTAGACATTTCGTCTTTCTTCATACCTTTCATTTTTTTGTACATGGCGTTGACCATTCCAGCTTTAGTAAGCTTTGGCATTGGATCAGCCTTGCCGCCTGCACCACCGGGTTCCTTGGCCGTTGGGCCAGCTTTCCCTGCAGCAGCAGTCGCCTTTACGGACTGAGCTTCTGCATTCTTAGGATCGTGAGCTTCCTCGAGTTCATCCTCATTGAGCTCAACATCCTGTTCTTCGATTTGATCAGTCATGCTTGACTCCTTCTAAGTTATTTTAACAACGAGAGGAAATTTTTGAACTCACGTTCCTGGATCTTGTGTAGATCATTGCGCGGAGCTTTTTTAATTTCAGTCTCAATTTCTTCAATGACTTGAGGTTGTATTACACCATTGTTCCATACCCAGTCTACTCCTTCCATAATCCCATTTACGAAAGCTTCTGGAGCAGATGGATCCTGTACAATGTCGACAGTTGCTAAGTGAAAGTCATCTTTCACATATGCTGTCCCATTACGATTCTCAAGACTTCCCATACCACGAGTTGAAACGCCTAATTGACAACCTCCTTCAAGGAGACCTTTTACAATGTTACCCATTGGAGTGTCTAATACAAGCGCTTTTCCCATCACGTTATTACCGTTCCAATTCATTTCGGTAATGCGATGTGAAACTTTATCTAAGTTAACTGTTGGTCCTTCAGGGTGATTGAGTTCACCAACTGCTCTCTTAGTTTTAACCTGTTCGTTAACGAACTTATCTACAGCGGGAGTTAATACATCCCTTGAATAGAATCTTTTATTTCTATTCTCTTTTTCTGCTTGTGCAAATACACCTTCAATGACGTAATTTTTTCCGCCATTCTTACCTTCAGTAATTGTACATTGAATATCTTGTTCAGTGTATTCAGCAATAAGTTTCATGTCGTTAACCTTTGTATTGTTTTAAAAATTCTTTAGCCATCTTGATAGCTAGTGCCTCACTCTTATAATCATCAAGTTTATCACCATCAACTATGGCCCTATATTTAGGTCCTACCTTTTTCACTTCTATAGTAACTCCCTTTATCTTCATCTTCTTTGATTCTGATAAAGAGGACCTAAACTCTTTAAAATTCATGCTGCGACTACTTCCTCACCGTCTTTTTCTACTTCAGGTGCTTCAGCCGCCTGTGGATTATAGATTCTATCTGCAATTGCAACCTTTTCTGCTTCGATGGCGGCTTGCATTCTATCACCTAACATACTATTAAACGCGTTATTGGCAGCTACATAATCCTTGTTTTCAATAGAACCAATTAGTTCAGAGATAGGATTAGGTTCTATAGCCTCTCCTTCTTCTCCTTCTAAGTCTTGTTCTGCAGACGTGTCTACAGTTTCTGGCTCTGTAACTTCCATTTCTTCTTCGGATTGAGCTTCAATTTCTTCATTTTCAATAACTTCATTTTCCATTTCTATATCTCCAATTTTATATTATTTATACATAAACAGTTCTTGACTGCAACTATTATTTATATTATTCGTATTCATAAGCACTCTTAGTTGAAAAAGTAACAGTATATCTAGTATGACTAGGTTCTCTTATATCTCCAACGCTCTTATCTGAGTCAATTAGTCCTAGATCAGAATCTTTTTCAGTCCATAATCCATCAGGTGCCGTATAAGTTTTTACATGTGACCTATGTTCTTCCGGAATATCTTCTAAGGTATGTGTATCTATTGTTGTTTTTTGCATATTAAGTTCCGTCCCTTGCTATACGAGCTGTAGCATTTCCATACACTACCGTGTATACTTTATGAGCACCTCCACTATAACTCAATTTGACTTGTAATCTATAGCTTCCGCTTGGAGCGCCACTGTTGAGATATCTATAATCTATATCAGTGACATCACCACCATTCATTCCAAGCACTCTCTTTTGTTCTTGATTTACTACAACACTTCCATATGTTCCTATCACAGATCCTATAAACCTAGCACCACCGTAAGAGGCGTTATTTCCTTGTATACTCATGCCGTGAAATCTTAAGCACGGTGAATGACTAACAAAACATACGTCTAACCAACTACCGCTTGATGTAGGAGTCACTTCAGTTGTTAAGAACTGAAACTCATTCATATGTGATACGGTTCCTTGACCTGAATTTATATGAAGTTCGTTTCCATAAGTGTGTAGAACACCATTTTTTGTAAGAACCATCTGATCTGTAAGAGTGCCATCTCTTTGTGATGCAAATTGTATCTGTGAACTTACATTAGCAAGCCCGTTCCAGCTATTTTCACCTACCACTCTTATTTCTGCGGCATCAACTATAGCACTATTATCTGTTCTTTTACTCTTAAATACTATACCACTACCATACCCACCAGTTTGTTGATTTGTAAGTGCAAGTCCTACAGTTTGATCAGTTGATGTTCTAGTGATTTCAACACCTGCATTATCAGACTTTATTCTCATGTGTTCTTGTAAAACTGCACCGCCTCCTCCAGATGTTCCTCCTCCTCGAACTTTGAATACCATATCACCTGTATAGTTAGTAGTTCCTTTAAGGCCTATTCTACCACTAGGATCACCAGTATCATCGTAATGTCTGAAGTCAAGCATTGCTTCACCTGTACCAGCAAAAGCACCATCAGTTTGTATCATTATTTTACCGGTACCACCTCTAACATGTAGCAAACCATCAGGATTAGTTTCACCAATACCAACATTGCCATTAGCTAAAATAGTCATTTTTAAATCATTACTTGTACCAAATTTTATTGTTCCATTTGCAACATTCCATATAGAAAAATCGTCAGCATTTCTTGCTATATAGCTTCTGTCTGACCCTGAAATGCCACCAAAATAAAGTTGACCGTCACCACCACCGTTCTCATCAATTAAAATTCCATTGTTTCCTACAACGTGTAGTGGAGTAGAAGGAGAAGTTGTACCGATACCAACATTACCACCAGAATCAATTCGAACTTTTTCATCATTATCAACTTCAAATATAATTTTACTGTCTGCAATTGCATTGTTGACGTCAGTGCTAATTACAAAACTACCTGTTCCTGTATTTCCTTTTAAATCAACAACTGCATTTGTATTGGTATCTTCTAATCTTATATCAGGAACCGTATCTCTGATGTGTAATTTTTTTGCAGGACTTGTAGTTCCAATACCAACTCTATTAGTGCCACCATGACCATACAATACTGCACCGTTATCAACCGCAAGATACTGGACGGAGAGTAGATTAGTACCGGGATTAAACACAAGCCCACCATCGTCTTGTATTGGAGTCATCTGTACATTACCAGAACCGGTTGTGTCACTAAACAAAACATTATAATTAGCATTATTGTCAGTGCTTTCAGTAACTCGTACGGTGGCTGCTTCTACACCGGTTAAATTACTTCCATCTCCTGAAAATGCTGTAGCGACTAGTGTGCCTGTGACTGTTGCGCCTGTTGATGTTGTTTCTATCTTTTTACTATGATCATAGTAGAGGTCAACAGAGCCGTTAGTTTTTGCCTCAAGCATTTCATGAAAAAGAGAACTGTTAGTATCTACATGCCTTAATAAAATACTACCAGCTTTTGTATCAATGTTTATATTGTTTGTAGTGCCACCTGTATTGTGGTTGCGAATAACTATATTATCACCAGGTTCATTGAAACTAATTGTTGCATCAGAATGAGTTGTCGGAGCTAGATTAATCTCATTGCCACTCATACGGATATCGCCAGACATAGTACCACCTGCTATCGGAAGAACTGTTGAAGCATCAAAATGTGTTTGTCTTGCTTGTACGTAAGAAGAGTCTATGTTTGTTTGTCTTGCTTGTACGTAAGAAGAGTCTATAAGATTAATAGCTTCAGCAGAATCTAAGAAGTCAAAGGTTAACTGTTTTGATTGAATGTAGGATGTATCTACGATATTGGTTACAAAGTTGGAGTCAGATTGAAACCTATCTCTTAATTGTATGTAAGCAGAGTCGACTAAACTTGTTACAAGATCTGAATCGATTGGAGTCTGTCTTTGTTGAATGTATAAAGGTGTAATGATACTCTGCACATTTGCACTATCAACGTATTTCTTATCATTTGCAAAAGTACTTACTGGTCTGTTATTTACAAAACTAGTTACAAAACTAGAGTCAGTAAAGTTACTAGTGTTGTATAGTATCTGTCGACTTCTGATATAGTTTGAATCAATAGTAGCTAATTGAGAAGTTACATAATTAGAATCTACTCCAACACTGTCTACTAGAGCAGCTATCTGAGAAGCTACATAAGCTGAATCAACACCAGTACTATCTACTAGAGCCGCTATCTTTGAGTCTACATAAATTTTATTAACTGCATCTGAGTCAGCAGTAGGAGTCTTAAGATTGACTATCTTACTTCCAGTTACATTTACTTCTCCTAGAGCTTCTAGTCTTATATCACTTCCA